GCCGAACGTGACGTTAAGGATGTTTATGATAAGCTTGCCAAGCTGAACATACATCCAAGACTGGCATACGCATTCCGTCGTCCCAACCAATTTAGGTTGGAGACGGAGTACCCTTCTGTACTTACAGAGGGCACTGTGAAATCGGACTCAGACCATGACGTCTCGCTTTATTGGGATGTCCCTAAAGACATTACCAAATCGCGTTCCATATGCATGGAACCAAACGCTTTCATGTACTTCCAACAGGAGGTCATGAGGTGGATGGTTGACGCCATTTCACGTGGTCCAATCGGCAGGTTTGTTAACCTGCGCGATCAGACCGTGAATCAAGATGGTGCACGCCATGGTAGTACTTACCTTAGCGTTGACACCATTGATCTGAGTTCTGCATCCGATAGTGTCTCCTGGGAGTTAGTCCGTCGCGTTTTTCCGCGCGACTGGGTTTTCTACCAGTTGGCTACTAGAACCTCAAAGGTTCGAACTAGTCAAGGCATTATCCAAGTGAACAAGTTTGCGCCTATGGGAAGTGCTGTGTGCTTTCCCACGCAATGCATCGTGTTCACGGCAGCTAGTCTGTATGCTAGCTGGATGCACCGATCTGGAAGGACGAGCGGTGTTGTTTCGCCGGAAGATGCCAGGGAGCTTATAAACTCCGCTGTCACTCGGTTGACTCCCTATACTCCCTTTGGTAAGAGGTATGAGGGCCCGTTCGTCTACGGCGATGATATTATTTGTGACACTCGTGTCACAGACAGTCTCATCGGTCTCCTGTCTCGTTTAGGTTTCCAGGTGAATGTTGGCAAGTCATTCACTAAGTCGCAGTCATTCCGTGAATCTTGCGGGGTGTATTGTTACGAGGGAACCGACGTGACGCCGGTACTTTTCCGGATTCCCTTCATCCAGAGGGGGAACTGGGATGCGAATGTGTACGCTTCCGTCATAGGAAGTGTAAATCAGTGGCGCAGCAACGGTTACCACACTATTGCTACGTTCTGGTTATCCATCATGAAGGACTATGGGTTTCCAAATCCATTGCCCTTTGTCACGGACACAGACGCCTTCGGCCTCTTCACGGTAAATAAACACCGTCCTAAGCCGAAGGCTCTTCGTTGGAATGCCGATTGGCAGGTCTTCGAAGAGCGAGTACAGGGTATTGGTCCGAGGAAGTCTAAGAAACCTACTCCTCCACTTTTGGAAGAGTATAGACTGGACCAATGGTATAGAAGTAGGATACGTGGGGGACCTACTTCCCTTGAGACAGGGGAAGCCTTACGTATTCGGCCGCAAGAAACGCGGCTCGTACCACTATGGGCACGGTACGAATAGAA